TCATTGCTGTATGTGTCGCCGAGTAGTTGACCTGTACGACAGCCAGCTTGATCACCGTATAGCCCTGCAGTTCGGCGGAAGTAACGAAGAAGAAAACTTATGGACGCTCTGCACTGAGTGCCACTCAGGCAAGTCAGCCCGCGAAGTAGCGACAGGCCAGCCCGATGAGGAAGCGGTGAAGCATAGTGTTCCCGAAGCGGGTGACGGTGCCGCAGCGGTTGTTATTTAGTGAATGAAGGGTGGGGGGGGGAGGTTTCAAAGTAAACCCCTCTCGCGCTGGACACCGCGCCCCCTCTCACGCGCAGAAAAAATTCCCTTTTGGAGGGTGTAAACATGTTAACAGGGCAGAAGCGCAAGTTTGCCATCGCGCTGATGTCCGGCTCGACTCAGACAGCGGCGGCAGTTAAGGCCGGGTATTCTGAGAAATCCGCGCGTTCCAAGGGTTCGCAGCTGGCTAAAGACCCGGATGTCATCGCGTTTATAAAGAAAAAACGCGGTACGGAAGCAGCGGTTGAAACGCCTGCGGATGAGCCACCATCTCAGCCTCCTGTTGTTAACCGCCCGGTGAAAATCTTCGATGATCCTCTCGAATTTCTGCGAGAGGTAATGAACGACATCACCGAGGAAACTGACGTCAGAAAGGACGCAGCAAAGGCCATGCTTCCTTATATCCATCCTAAAAAAGGAGATGGTGGTAAGAAAGATGCCCGAAATGCTGCAGCGAAGGTTGCGGCCAGTGCCAGCAAGTTTGGCGCAATGGCGCCGCCAAAATTGGTTGTGAACAATAAGGGGTAATTTATGGCGCAGTGGTCGACAGCGTGTGTGGACTGGGGAAAGCGCCTGATAGCTGGCAAACCAATTATCCCGCCACCTATTTTTCCCGACCAGGCGGAACAGGCCTTGGGCATTTTCAAAGAATTGCGTGTTTCAGACCTTCCTGGGAAGCCCACATTCGGGGAGTGTTCTGAAGAGTGGGTGTTCGATTTTGTTAAGGCTATCTTCGGAGGTTATGAGGCCGAAACGGGGAATCAGCTTATTCGTGAATACGGGCTTCTGATCTCCAAAAAGAACACCAAATCGACAATAGCGGCCGGCATAATGCTGACCGCCCTGATCCTATGCTGGCGTGAGGATGAAGAGCATCTCATTCTGGCGCCGACTAAAGAGGTCGCCGACAACAGTTTTAAACCTGCTGCGGGCATGATCCGCGCCGACGATGAGCTCTCGGATATGTTCCAGATTCAGGATCATATTCGCACCATCACTCACCGGGTTACGCGCAATACGCTAAAAGTCGTCGCCGCTGATACTGATACTGTTTCCGGCAAGAAGTCAGGCAGGATTCTGGTTGATGAGCTTTGGTTATTCGGCAAGCGCTCCAACGCCGAAGCGATGTTCATGGAGGCGCTGGGCGGCCAGGTTTCGCGAAATGAAGGCTGGGTAATATTCCTCACGACACAAAGCGATGAGCCGCCGGCTGGCGTATTTAAGGAACGCCTGGATTACTGGCGCGATGTGCGTGATGGAAAGTTATTCGATCCCAAAACGCTGGGGATCCTCTACGAATTCCCTGAAGAAATGGTTGAAGCTAGGGCTTATCTCGAACCGGATAATTTTTACATAACCAACCCGAACATAGGACGCTCTGTTAGTGCAGAGTGGATAGCAGATCAGCTCCGGAAAAATCAGGCGAAAACAGACGGCACGCTACAGCAGTTCCTGGCTAAACACCTCAATATTGAAATTGGTCTCAATCTGCGTACTGATCGCTGGGCCGGAGTGGATGTCTGGGAACAGCAGGCCAAAAACGTCAGTTTTGATGAATTGCTCAGGCGATCTGAAGTGATAACTGTCGGTATTGATGGCGGTGGACTCGATGACCTGTTGGGCTTCTCTGCTATTGGCCGCGATAGTGAAACTCGTGAGTGGTTGTGCTGGTGCCACGCCTGGGCCCATGAAATAGCGGTTAAGCGCCGAAAAAGCGAAGAGTCCCGATTCAACGACTTCGTGAAGTCTGGCGATTTGACGATCGTTAAGCGAGTAGGGCAGGACACCGAAGAGGTGGCCGAGTACGTCAGCCGGATCCACGAAGCAGAGTTGCTCGACAAAATCGGCATTGACCCGTCAGGTGTAGGGCAAATTCTTGATGCGCTGGTGGAAGCCGAAATACCCGAAGATGCTGTTGTAGGCGTCAGTCAGGGCTGGCGCCTTGGCGGGGCTATTAAGACCACTGAGCGGAAGCTTGCTGAGGGCGTTCTGGTCCATGGTGGACAGCCTATGATGGCCTGGTGTGTCGGTAACGCCAGGGTAGAGCCGAAAGGTAACGCCATACTCATCACCAAACAGGCCAGCGGGAAAGGGAAAATTGATCCGCTGATGGCTATGTTCAATGCCGTTTCTCTGATGGCTCTAAACCCCCAGACGAAAAAGCAGGATTACCAGGTATTTTTCATATGACGGCCACGTCAGTTAACAACCCGCTCAGGCGGGTTTTTTCATTTCTGGAGGACAGCAAATGACGCTTAATCGCGCCTGTACCCTCATGACGGTGAAATCGGTAAACGAGGATGAACGGATTATCACCGGCATTGCCTCCACGCCATCGCCGGATCGTGATGGCGACATTATGGAGCCGGAAGGAGCAAAGTTTCGCAGCGAAACTCCGTTCCTCTGGCAGCATGACCGGACGCAGCCCATCGGAACGTGTTCACCAAAAATGGTGAAAGAGGGGCTGCAGATCACTGCAAAACTGGTCAAGCCTACACCCGACATGCCATCCCAGTTGGTTGCGCGTCTCGATGAAGCCTGGGCGTCAATCAAAGCCGGCCTGGTCCGCGGTTTATCGATCGGCTTCCGGCCCATTGAGTATTCATTCCTTGATGAGGGCGGTATCCGCTTTCTTTCATGGGATCTTCTTGAAGTATCGGCAGTGACTATCCCGGCTAATGCCGAGTGCAACATCACTACCGTTAAATCTTTCGACCGCCAGTTACTCGCCGCGTCAGGCAATGAGCACCCGGTAGTCAGTAAAACCCCATCTGCTGGCGCTTCAGCAAAAAAACCTACAGAAAATAAAGGAAAGACTATGAATATCGCAGAGCAGATCAAAAGCTTTGAAACCAAGCGCGCCACCCTGGCGACAGCAATGGAAACCATCATGTCCAAAGCGGCAGAAGAAGGCCGCACGCTTGATGCAGAAGAGGAAGAGAAATACGAACTCAACTCGGCAGAGATTAAGTCCGTTGACGTTCACCTGACCCGCCTGCGTGACATGGAAAATGCGATGGCTAAAACCGCTAAGCCGGTTACAAAGGCAGCAGCCGGTGAAGTTACTGTGGTTGAGAATCACGCGCCAGGCATCATCCATGTTGAGCAGAAGCTGGAGAAGGGCATCGCATTTGCCCGTTTCGCAAAAGCCCTAGCTGCCGCTAACGGTAGTCGCTCAGAAGCGCTGGAAATTGCCAAGAAGCAGTACCCACTGGATGCCAAACTCCATCACGTGCTGAAAGCTGCGGTTGGTGCCGGTACGACAACCGATCCAAAATGGGCTGGCAGTCTGGTTGAGTATCAGGAATATGCTAATGACTTCGTCGAGTTCCTGCGTCCGCAGACAATCATTGGCCGCTTTGGTCAGGGGACCATTCCGGCACTTCGTCAGGTCCCATTTAACATCCGTATCCCGGCGCAGACCTCCGGCGGATCGGCTAACTGGGTTGGTCAGGGCAAAGCCAAACCACTGACCAAATTTGATTTTGAGTCGATCACTTTTGGTTTCTCAAAAGTGGCCGCCATTGCGGTACTGACCGATGAACTGATCCGTTTCTCAAACCCTGCTGCTGATGCGCTGGTGCGAAACGCTCTGGCAGAAGCTGTGATCGCGCGCCTGGATACCGACTTCATTAACCCGGCCAAAGCCGAAGTTGCTGGTGTATCGCCGGCGTCCATCACTAACGGTATTTCCGGTATCCCTTCTACCGGTGACCCGGATGCTGATGCCGAGGCGGCTTTCGGTCAGTTTGTTGCAGCTAACCTGCAGCCGACAGGCGGTGTGTGGATCATGTCCAGCACCAACGCCCTAGCGCTTTCCATGAAAAAGAATGCCCTTGGCCAGAAAATGTACCCGGAAATGACCCTCCTGGGTGGTACCTTCCAGGGCCTGCCGGCCATTGTGTCTCAGTACGCGGGTACCAACCTGACGCTGCTGAATGCGCCTGATATTTATCTGGCAGATGATGGCGGCGTTGCCGTGGATATGTCCCGTGAAGCGTCTCTGGAAATGGAAAGTGACCCGACTGGCGACAGCGTGACCCCGACTGGTACCGAAATGGTTTCCATGTTCCAGACCAACAGCGTGGCTATCCGTGCTGAGCGCTGGATTAACTGGAAACGCCGCCGCACGGCAGCAGTAGCAGTTATCACTGGCGTTAACTACGGAACCACCCCTACCAGCTAATTAACCCGGAGGGCGGGGGAAACCCCGCCAGTATGTATGGAAAAAATCAGATATCTGCAGTGCACGCATGATTCAGTGCCAGGGGACGTGAAAACCGTGGATGAACAGTGTGCCCGGGTTCTGGTCCTGCTTGGTATGGCTGAATACGTCACAGCCCGGCGAGCTGGTGGCAGGGGAAAGAAAAAAAATAATGAGGGGACCGGCTGATGTTTGGATTTTTAAAGCGGAAAGAAAAGTCGCTACAGCAACCCTCTAACCGGGGCTGGACCTCGTTGCTTTCATGGATAAGCGAACCATTTTCTGGCGCATGGCAGCGAAACATGGAAGTCAGTAACCCGACCGTACTGGCCTATTACGCTGTTTTTTCCTGCGTCTCGCTGATTGCCAGCGACATATCAAAAATGCCTCCGGGGTTGAAAGCCAAAGGATCCGATGGTGTCTGGAAGGATACGCAGGATCCGAAACTGAATAAGCTATTTAACAAGCCAAATGCGTTCCAGAACCGTATTCAATTTTTAGAGACATGGGTTAACTCGAAGCTATGTCACGGAAATACTTACGTGATGAAGGTGAGAAATTCGGCTGGCGCAATCACAGAATTACGCATCCTTGATCCGGATAAAGTCACTCCCTTGGTGGCTGAAGATGGTTCTGTTTTTTATCAAATCAGCCCGGACAATATCAGTGGCCTCCCTTCACAGATAACGGTACCGGCACGCGAGATAATCCACGATCGCTTCAACTGCCTGTTTCATCCGTTGATCGGTGTATCGCCTATCTACGCCTGCGGCATGGCCGCGATGCAGGGCAAGCACATCCTTGAGAGCTCCGCCTTTTTCTTCAAAAACGGCGGCAAGCCGAGCGGCGTTATTACTATTCCCGGCACCGTTTCAGAAGAAAAGGCCAGGGAGATTAAAGCTAACTGGGACAGTGGGTACACCGGAGAAAACGCCGGAAAAACCGGCCTGCTTTCAGGCGGTGCTGAGTATAAGGCTGTGACCATGTCGGCGGTCGATGCTGAGACGGTGCAACAGTCCAAGCTTTCCGCAGAGATGTGTTGTTCAGCGTTTCACGTTCCGGCTTACAAGGTTGGTGTAGGCGAGATGCCGTCTTACGACAACATTGAATCACTGGAGCAACAATATTACTCGCAGTGCCTCCAGGTTCTGATTGAGTCCATAGAGGTGCTGCTGGATGAAGCATTTGATCTGGAGGGTAATCGGGGTGTTGAACTGGACATCAGTTCTCTACTGCGCATGGACAGCGAACGCCGGATGAAGACCTTAGGCGAGGGTGTGAAAAATACCATTCTGACGCCGAACGAGGCCCGTAAAAAGGAAAACCTTCCGCCTGTTGATGGTGGGGACGCACTTTACCTTCAGCAGCAAAACTACAGTCTTCCGGCGCTGGCCCGCCGCGATGCGTCTGACGATCCGTTTAAAACGGCATCTGCATCACGGCCTGTGCAGCAGGAAGAGCCAGCAAGTAAAGCTTTTACCGCTGATGAGCTTATGGCGATGAAAGCAATGGTGAGAGGAATGATTGCCAAATGAATGAACGTGAACTGGCAATGCTGAATGTCGTCAGTAAAGAATTTGGCGCTGCGCTATCGTCTCTTCGGGAAAGCTTTGAAAAGCAACTTGAAGCTCAACGTAACGAATTCGAGCAGAAATACTCTTCCCTGGAGCTGGCCATGAGCAACCTTAAAGAAGCCCCTGGCATTGACGTTGCATCACTGGCCTGCGAGGCCGCGACGCTTATCCAGTTACCGGAGCCGCCACAAATTCCTGATATTGACGCCATGGTGACAGCAGCTGTAGCA